TACCTACATAAATTTAAAAAGAAAGGAAGATATGCCTAAGTCAAGAAAGAGAAAAGACCATAAGAAGAGGGTCGAGAAAAGAAACAATAAAATAAAAACTGAATGGGAGAGAGCTTCAAAGGAAGCGTGGAAGAAATACGAGGAGACCAAGAAGAATGATAATTCAAAAGAAAATTCTTAATTTTGTTACATGAAAAAATGTAGTCTATGTTTAGAAGAAAAAACTATTGAAAATTTTCCCCTTAGAAAATTATCTAAAGGGAAAATGGGTAGAAGAGGACAATGTTATGATTGTATCAAAGACAGAAACAAACAAAACTACAAAGTCAGACAAGAAAATTTAATTGTTGAAGTCCCACTCAAGAAACTTTGTTCTTCTTGTAATCAAACTAAACCAAAAGAAAATTTTTTATCTAATCAAGCAAGAAAGGATGGATTATCTGTTTATTGTTCTGAATGTTCAAAATCATATTTTAAATCCAGTAAGAGAATGGAATATGACAGAAAAAGAATGGAGAAAAGAAAAACACAAGAAAATTATATTCAATATCATGTTGAATATAGGAAGAAGCACATGAAGCGATTCGTCGAAAATAGGGCAAAAGTAATGAGAGAAAATCCATTCGAGAGATTGAAACAATGTTATAGGAATAGAATTAGAAGAGTAATTAAAAGGAAAAAAATAAATAGTCAATCTATGTTAGGTTGTGATTGGCTAACATTTAAAGAACACATCGAGAAAAAGTTTAAGAATGGAATGAATTGGAATAATCATGGACAGTTCGGTTGGCATTTAGACCACATCATTCCCTTGGCATCAGCAAAAACTGAAAATGAATTGTATAAGTTGAATCACTATACAAATCTACAACCTTTATGGTGGAAGGATAATCTTAGTAAAAACGATAAAATACTTGAAAGTTCAAACAACGCGTGTATTCGAGGACTTAATGAATCCCAACTATAGGAATTATGTTTTTCAAGGTAGTAGTAGAGCTGGCAAAAGTTATAATATTGTTCTGTGGTTAGTCATCAATATTCTTAAACAGGAGAATAAAGTTTATTCTATTGTAAGAAAAACTCTACCTTCTCTCAAGGGCTCAATTCTCAGAGACCTAAAAGAAATTCTCATTAAATTAGAATTATATGATTCCAATAAGTGGCACTCTGTAGATGGATATGTTGAGATTGGTTCCAATATTATTGAATGGTTTTCTTTAGATTCAGAAGAGCGTATCAGAGGAAGAAAGAGAGATATTTGTTTTGTAAACGAAGCAACAGAATTAAGTTATGAAGAGTTTGTTCAATTATCACTTAGAACGAGTGAAAGAATGATTCTCGATTTTAATCCGAGTTTATGGCAATCTTGGTGATATGATATGGAAAAACAAGATGATACTTTTTATTCTATAGTAACTTATTTAGATAATCCTTTCTTAGCTAAATCCCAAATTGAAGAAATCGAAAAATTAAAAGATAGGGACCAAAATCTTTGGAGAGTATTCGGACTCGGTCAAAAAGGTCAACCTACAAGACTTGTTTTCACACATCAAAAGATTTATGATGATTTACCAATAGGAGCTAAATTGCTCGGGTATTCTATTGACTTTGGATATGAAGACCCCTGTACATTATTACAGACTTATAAATTAAATGATTCTTTATATTGTAAAGAACTCATCTATATGAGAAATATAACTATTCCTGATTTCATTTATAAAATCAAAGACCTGAATTTGAATTTATATGATGATTTTATTTGTGATAGTGCTAATCCCCAAGCAATAACAGAATTAAGTAGAGCGGGGATAAATGCGAAACCAGTTAAAAAAGATTCCATTTTGTCTGGTATTGACCAAGTTAAAAGACATAATCTTTTTGTACATAAGGATTCTATAAACTTATTAAACGAACTAAACTCTTATGTTTGGAAGCAGGATAAAAACGGAAAAAATGTTGATGAACCTGAAGATAGAAATAATCATCTGTTAGACCCTCTCAGATATATTCTCCAAATGAAACTGATGAGAAATACTGGAGTTTATGTTTATTAAAAATTATATTTATTGATATGGAACGATATATAACCCACAATGGTAAAAAGTTCGAAATAAAAGAACCAACAATTCAGAACTATGCGAATGTTATGAGACTTCGTGACCTTCTGAATGACCAAGAACTCTATATAAAATTATTATGTGAGTTAACAGAACTCAAAAGAGAAGAAGTAATAGAAGCCTCAGTTGATGACATAACAAAAGTTGGAGAAGTGATAAATAAATTCTTTTCCAATTCTAATAAAGAAATATTCTATGAGATAGAATACAAGGGAATAAAATATTCTCTCATCGATGTTTATAAGATTTCATTTGGACAATTCGTCGACATCGATACATTCCTTAATAAAGATGAGAATTATAAGTTGAATAACTTAAATGAGTTAGCATCTTATCTCTATCTCGAAAAAGGAAAGACATATTCTGAGATTGATTTTAGAAAACAAAAAGAAGTATTCACAGAACTTCCAATGAAGTATCTCGAAGGAGCAATTTTTTTTTTAGTAAATTTAGGTCTAATCTTAGCACCACTTACGGAGATTTATTCCAAGAGCAAGTTCCTGTGGATGATACTCAAACTGACTCTTCTTTTTCAGCTCACTGGGGATGGTATTCCGCCATATCCGTTCTCAGTCAAGACAAAGTTTGGGAAATTTCTAAAGTTACTAACCTATCCCTTGTGGCTTGCCTTAATCATCTTGCCTACCTCATGGATGTGGCTAAAGAGAAAAATAAAAAGAATAAAGATTAAGAAGTAGATGGCTTTTCCTAATTCATTATCTGGTTTAACATGGTGGACGGTATTTTCAAATCCTTCAGATTTGAATCTATCAGGAAATTTTATTATTAGTGCGATTGACCAGAATAATGGGAATACACTTTTTCGTTCCAAGACAAGTTCTGAATTAAGATTTCAGAATAATATAATCTCGTTATGTGATACGGATTATCAAGGTGGAACAGGTTCAAATGGATTGTCAATATTCTCATCGTTAGATGGAGATTTTCCAAGTTTATCTTCTTCCACAACTTTTACATTCTTTTCAAGATTTTATTTTTCAGGTGGACAAGAAACTTCCCTATCTTCTTCAGATAGTGGGGGTGGACAGGTCAACGCGGATTTATATAATTCAACAACTGTTCCTTATAGATGGTATCAATTCAAATTCACACCAGCAGGAACATTGGAGTTCAACGCATGGGTTGACCCAACAACAAGCTCAGGATTCGGAAATATTAATATCACTCCTTCACTAAATACTTGGTACGACATAGCATTTAGAATTACAAATAATGGAGCTTCAGCAACCTATGACTTATTCGTTAATGGTGTTCTAACCGGTACAACAAATGTCGGAACAACTCCTGTTCCACCAGCAATTCCACCAGGTCAAATTCAAGGAAATACTTCAGGACCATCAGCGGTTGCGATTGCGGAACAATTTTGGTTTAACAGAACATTAAGTAATGCTGAGATAAAAGATATGTTCGATTATCTCTCACAAAGATATCAAACGCCTCCATGTCCAACTCCTACTCCAACTGAAACTCCAACCTCCACCCCAATTGCTTCTCCAACACAAACCCCAAGTGTCACTCCGACAAATACTCAAACCCCTACGAGAACTCCAACCAACACTCCAACAAATACAAGAACACCATCAGTCACCCCAACGAATACAACTACCCCATCTATCACTCCGAGCAATACTCCGACTCCATCTGTTACTCCTCCGATACCAACTCCAACAGCAACACCGATACCATCTTATGAAATCAACTTCAAAACAATTGCTGATTCATTACAACAGATGGCAACCCTACATAAGCAGATTAACTCTTATGGATTAGGGGACACAGACCAAATGTCATATTGGACACAGATGAGATTGGATGAAGATAATCCAACATTCGAATCCCCATTCTTTCCGTTATTATACATTGTTCCATCAAGAGTTCTCAATGGTCTTAGATATAAGAATTGGGAGTTCAATATGATTATGTCTGATATTGTTGATAGAGACCTAACCAATCAGGTTGATGTTCTCTCTGATACATTACAGATTTTACAAGATGTGGTAA